CTGTTAAGAGAGGTGAAGCTCCTGATATGGAAGGTACAGGTATGCGTCATGCACACTTATTAGCTATTGCACCTAACGCTTCATCTTCAATAATTTGTGGGACTACTTCTCCCTCAATAGAACCTTACAGAGCAAATGCTTATGTTCAAAAAACAATGTCAGGTTCTTTTTTAGTTAAGAATAAATATTTAGAAAAACTTTTAGAAAAGAAAGGTATAAACAATGATGATATATGGTCGTCCATTGTCTCTAGCAGAGGTTCGGTCTTGCATCTCAAAGAGCTATCGGATTATGAAAAAGATATTTTCAAAACTGCTATTGAAATAAATCAACAGTGGATAATAGAACATGCCGCAGACAGACAGAAGTATATATGTCAAGGACAAAGCGTAAATATTTTTGTTCCTGCTGATGTAGATGTAAAAGAATTGCATGATATACACATGTTAGCTTGGAAACGTAAATTAAAAACTCTTTATTATTGTAGGTCTGAAGCAATAAAAAGAGCGGAGTTAGTATCACAAAAGATAGAACGTACTATTATTCCTGAAGCGGAGTGTTTACCATGCGAAGCGTAATAAATAAAATAGAAAAACAAACAAAGAAAATAGAAAAACAAACAATTTTATGGACTATTTATCATACAATTCTAGTGATTGAATTAGGACTATTAATTGTAATAGAAGGGATTGAATTGTTTTTAAGATGAGTTTATTTAAAGAAAGAATATATTATAAACCCTTTGATTATGAGTGGGCTTTTGAAGCATATAATTTACAACAAAAAATGCACTGGCTACCTAGCGAAGTTCCGCTACATGAAGATGTTAGAGATTGGAATGAACGCTTAACTACTGAAGAGAAAAATTTAATTAATCAAATATTAAAATTCTTTACTCAGGGAGATGTGGATATAGCTCAAGCATATCTTGATAATTATATACCTAAATTTAAACCCCCTGAAATTAGAATGATGTTGTCTTCTTTTGCTACTGCTGAGGCTAATCATGCTCATGCTTATTCATTATTAAATGATACTATTGGAACGCCTGAACTTACAAATTATAAAACTTTTCAGGAGTATAAAGAAATGGCTAATAAACATGATTATTTATTTAAAGATAAAGGTAAAGGAGTTGAAGGTTTAACTAGAGATATAGCTTGTTTCTCTGCTTTTGGAGAAGGCTTACAATTATTTGCTTCCTTTGTTATGTTATTAAATTTTCAAAGATATGGTCGAATGAAAGGCATGTGTCAGATAGTTACATGGTCTATTAGAGATGAGACTCATCATGTTGAAAGCATGATTAAATTATTTAAAACATTGGTTAAAGAAAATCCTAAGATTTGGACAGAAAAATTTAAGAAGAGTATCTATCAAACAGCTAGAGACATGGTAGAGCTAGAGGATAAATTCATTGATTTGGCTTTTCAAATGGGTGGTATTAGAGGATTAAAAGCAGAAGAAGTTAAAAAATACATTAGGTTTATAGCTGATAGAAGGTTGCTTCAGTTATCATTAAAGCCTAATTATGGAGTTAAACATAACCCTTTAGGGTGGTTAGACTGGGTACTAAATGGCGTTGAACACGCTAACTTCTTTGAAAATAGAGCAACAGAATATAACAAAGGAACTGTAACGGGGAGCTTGTGGGACTAAAGTGCCCATTTTAGAAGAATAATATATGGATAAAGATTTAGTTTTACCACAAAAAGTTGATGACTTGGTTAAACTTTTAAATGAATTGTACCCTGAAAAATCACCTGAAGTAAAAGATGATATGAAGACAGTTTATTTTAAAGCAGGTCAAAGAGATGTGGTAAGATTTATTAACACGTTAAAAGAGAGGATAGAAAAATAATATGTGCCTATCAGCACCAAAAGCACCTTCTGCACCTATCTCAAGAGTAGCCGCACCTATGGTTTCTCAAGCAGTAGAAGCAGTGGAAAGACCTATTGAGTTAATAACTGCCGATAAAGATATGAAGAAGAAAAAGAAAAGAGCTATAAAAAGCGGAAAATCGGCTCTTACTACTGGATTAGCATTGAATACTGCTACAGCAGATTCAGGCGTAAATTATACAGCTTAATAAGTAAGGATATAAATGGCAACTAAAAAGAGCAACGATACGATAATGCAGGTTAATCCTACAGCAAAAGAACGATATTTAAAATTAAAAGAAAAAAGAGAAAAATTTGTAGATAGAGCACAAGAATGTAGCGAATTAACTATCTCTTCTTTAGTCACACCTGAAGGTTTTTCAAATTCCAGTAAATTATACAACCCCTTCCAATCAGTAGGAGCTAGAGGCGTAAATAACTTAGCCTCAAAATTACTTCTTTTATTGCTCCCACCTAATTCCCCTTTTTTTAGACTATCAGTTAGCGGAAAAACAAAAGAGGAATTAAATCAACAAAAAGAATTAAAAACTGAAATAGAAAAATCATTAGCTAGTATTGAAAGAGAAGTATCTAAAAAGATTGAACAGTTAGCTTTAAGAGTTAGCGTATTTGAAGCTCTTAAACATCTAATTGTAGCAGGAAATGTTTTAACTTATCTTCCTAAAGATGGAACAATGAGAGTGTTTCCTATTACTCAATATGTATGTAATAGAGATGCTTCAGGAAATATATTAGAAATTGTTATTAAAGAAGTTGTAAGTCCCTTAAGTTTAGATGAAGTTACAAGAGGTAAAATTATAGTTGATGCAGACTATAAAAAAGATGAAGATATAGAATTATACACACACCTTTATAAATTAGAAAATGATAAATATTATATTTGTCAAGAAGTAAATGGAATAAAAATTCCTGAATCAATAGGAAATTTTACTAAAGAGTTACTCCCATACCAAGCGTTAAGAATGGTTAGAGTTGATTCTGAAGATTATGGCAGAGGATATGTAGAAGAATTTTTGGGAGATTTAAAATCATTAGAAGGATTGTCTCAAGCACTTGTTGAAAGTGCGGCGGCTTCTTCTAAAATTGTATTCATGGTCAGACCTAATGCTGTAACAAAGAAAAGAGATTTAGCACTTACTAGAAATGGTGACATTATTACGGGTAGTGCTGATGATGTTACTGTATTACAAGCTCAAAAACAATATGATTTACAAGTAGTAGAAAGAAGCATAGCTAAGTTAGAAGAGCGTATGTCTTATGCTTTCTTATTACACACAGCAATTCAAAGAGATGCTGAAAGAGTAACAGCTCAAGAAATTAGATATATGGCTGAGCAATTAGAAACAAGTATGGGTGGTGTTTATTCATTACTATCCCAAGAGTTTCAACTTCCATTAGTTAAAATACTAATGAAACGTATGCAAGAAGCTAAAGAAATCCCACCATTACCTAAAAATTCAGTTGAACCTACTATTATTACAGGAATTGAAGCATTGGGTAGAGGAAATGATTTACAAAAATTAAGAGAATTTGTGGCTGAGATAGGAAATCTAGCTCAGATAAATCCACAAGTAGTTCAATCGTTAAATTCTTCTGATTTAATTAAACGTATCGCTACAAGTTTAGGAATAGAGATGGAAGGTTTGATTAAAACTGAGGAAGAATTAGCGGCTGAACAAGAACAAATGCAACAGCAACAACAGCAACAACAAGTCATGGAAATGGCAGGTAAAGCTGTAGCTCCTGTTGCGGGTAACATAACTAAACCACAATAAAAGGAAATAAATTATGGTAGATAGAGTAGAAGTACAACCTGCTGAAACTACTGCGGATAAACCAGTGGAAGAGATAAAGCCTACACAAAGTAAACCTGAAGGTTTGCCTGAAAAATTCAACTCAGTTGATGAATTGGTCAAATCATATTCAGAATTAGAAAAAAAACTTGGTGAGCAATCTCAACCTACTGAAAAATCAGTAGACCCAGTTTCTAAGGCAGAACTAAAAGAACAACCTAAATCTGATTTAGATATAGCTACAAAGGCTGTAGATAGTGCAGGTTTAAATATGGATTCTTTAGCTGAAGAGTATGCTAAAGATGGTAAACTTGCTGATGGTTCTTATGAATCATTACAAAAAGCAGGAATACCAAAAGATTATGTGGACAGATTTATTGCAGGACAACAAGCAATAGCTGACCAACAATCCTCAACCGTTAAAGATTTGGTTGGCGGAACACAGGCGTATGATAGTATGTCTGAGTGGGCGGGTCAAAATCTAAGCGAAACTGAGAAGACAGCATATAATAGTGCTGTAAATAGTAAAGATTTAGAAGCTGTTAAGTTAGCAGTGGTAGGTCTTAAAGCTAGATATGCTCAATCAACAGGTAGTGAACCTAAGTTGGTTGAAGGCAAGGCTAGTGCGAGTGGTGAACAAGGTTTTCAATCTTGGGCACAAGTTACTCAGGCTATGTCTGACCCTAGATACTCAAAAGACCCCGCATATCAAACGGAAGTAAAGAATAAATTAGCTAATAGTAACATCTAAGAGAGGAGAGAAGAAATGGCAAAGAAGAAGAAAAATAAGAAGAAGAAGAAAAACAAAAAGAAAAAGAGGTAATATGTTTTTATATGCTTTAAAGAAAAAGTATGAAGCGGATATTGCTGAACATACTTCGGTTGTTGATACTTACTTAAAAAATCCAGTAGGTATTCCTGACCACGACAATATTCTTGAAACAATTAAAGATAGATATGATAAATTAACCATATCTACTTT